TCATAATAATTTTTTAGTTCTTTTGGGTTTGCATCCCAACTTCCTGGGTCTTTCTTGTTCATCAATGCTCTGTGATATCTTTGCCTTGCTGCTGTTGCGTTTCTAATGCCTCCTTCATGCTCAAATGCAGGTATACCCCATGCTTCTGAATTAGCACCCATTTCGGGATCATCGGGGAATACCTGAAAGTCTTCTTGAGCCTTTATTTTGTTATCTACCGCAGGACCATCAATATATTTCATCGGGGTTGCGTCTTTTGCAAAATCCAATAAGTGGGGCGTTGTTATATTGAAATTTAGCTTTATCCTTCGAGAAGGAGATCCAGCATATGAGTACAAAGAACTACTTCTAGCAAGAAGATCATACTTTACATAATTAGCAGACTGGGATTCAGATATTCTTACATTCTCGTAGAATGGTAAAGTAAATTCTGTTGGAAGCCTTTCATCAATCCCAGGAAAAACAAACTTAAGATATGATCTTTCTTCTAATAGTCTTCTATCTTTTGCATTTGCATAAAATTTATCGTTTGCCATAATTTACTTCCTAATCTCTGAAGTATCTATCCGAAAGGTTTATCCCCATTTTCAAAAATTCCTCTCAAATGTCCGTTCATTTCTCTAAGCAAAAAATATTGATCTTGAGTTACCCTATTAGCCTCTTCTAATTCAGTACCTCTAAAGATCTGCTCCCTCAAAGCTTCATCTATTAACTCAGCTGCTCGTCCCGTGAAGGTGTTAAATCCCCCTGTTCTTTCATTACGCAATCTCTCAGCGGTTTTAGCTGTGTTTTCCTCTATCTTACTTGTATCTTTTGCTATCCTATTCTGCGTAGGATCTTCTGGATCTAATCCAGTGCCTCCCCAAATAGACGCAGCTCCCGCCAGGCCGGTAGCCGCCCAAAACCCCGAGCCACCCAAAACCAGGAGGCATCATTTTAGCTCCAAGCAGCGCAGGAAGAGTCCATGAAAGTATAGGTACTATAGCACTCATGTGGCTAGCAAGGGAAAGCGTAGCATCAGTTAACTTAGCCATGGGAGTTCGTAACGTTTCTGCATGAACTTGTAGAGTTTTCCCGTGTTTATCTAACTTTTTACCATTAGTATTTATTTTAGGCTCCATCGTACGTAGCCCATCTCTCAGCAGCCTCAAAGAGTTAATTTGCTGTTCAGACAATCCCATAAAAGAAGGGAGTGCAGCAGTAAAGCCCAATCTATCAGGAAACATGTTCTGGTAACTCTCTAAATCCTCTCCGAACATTTCGGTTACTCTGATGAGGTCTCCAGTTAAATCTCCTGTCTGAAGGAGTCTATCTGCCACTTCTCTAAACCCAAATCTAGCTTGGAATGCTACTGAACCGAGTCCGCGTGTGAGAATTTCTATTGAATCTATCAAAGGTCTATGAACCTGGGATCCAGTTCTATCCATGATGCCCAAAACTTGCGTCAGGAACTTATCGTCCCCTCCCATAGCACCTATCCTATCTCCGACAGTTCCTAAAAGTTGCCTTATACCATTTAACAGATCAACAGTAGCTCTATCATACCCTGCCGCTGACTCGGCCACAGCCTTACTAAGAGTCTCGATAATACCATTATTCTGACCTACAGTCTGTGTGACCGAATGCATAGCTCCATGTAAAGCTTCAACAGATCCAGTTAAAACCCTATTTTCTTTGGATAGATTTAAAAAATGTTTACCAAATCCTCTAAATGCAACTCTCTGAGCATCTACAATTTCTCTAGCATTAAAAAATATAGTCCCAGGAATTTCACTTAAAACATCTGCATATTTATCACCAACATCTCTATATTCTTTCTGAATAAGAAAAGCAGATTTTCTCAGCGACTCTACCTCTGAGGTCAAGCCAGCCACACCGAGTAATACTATCTTATTGCTTAGAAGATCCAAACCCTTTCTAAAGGACTTTCTTATCTGATCGAACTTGGACATAGAGTCTTTCTGTCGCTTCTCTTCATTCTTCTCTTCTTCCTTCGCTGTCTCTTGCCGCTCCACCGCAGCCTTCGAGGATTGGCTTTGAAGAATATCACGGATTTCTTTAAGAAGGTCTTCTGGTTTTTGCGTCATTTACTTTTGTCTCAACCTCGTTTCGAAGACATCGTCACCATCTCTCGCTAACTCTTTAATATTTATATCTTGGATGTTAGCCATCTTCTGGAGATTGAAAGTTCTATAATCCTCTGCTGAGAACAAAGATTTTAGACCCTGCAAAACTCTTTCTGAATTAACAATGTCTTCCTTTTTATATAGGTTATTTACCACTCCCTGTAATACTATGGAGTTTACCTTAGATTCCCCTTCCTCATTGAGAACAAAGCACGCTACAAGCTTATTGCCTGTACTACGATGAACAAAACCTCCTATTACAAGCACTATACGAATAGGCCTTCTCAATAAAGCACGTTCCCATCGTGCCTTCTTCTCTACCTGTTCCTGCTTAACTCTTTTTCTATTTTGTTTGATTTGTGAAAAAAATCTAAACGGGGCAGACCGACGAATTCTTGAATGGGAAACTTTTTCTCCTTCTACAGCAGTTTCTGGGACAGTAGGCACATTGGCTATCTTTTGAGATCGTACAAGCGTCTCAGTCTCATCAATGTCATATTTAAAAGCAATTATATCCCCAGATTTTATTGATGAGAAATTTTTAGACTGGCTCTTTAGACTTACTTTAAGTATTTTAGCCAAACGCATAAATCTTTTAAGAATATCACCGAGTTTTAACATGTCTTGATATATTATATAGCAATGGTTATCTCAGACAATATAGACGCTGAAATAATAGATTTCATAGATTTACTAAACTTTACCCTTAGCTTATCATTCATTGAAAAATGGAAATATAGATTCTCCGAGAAATTTATCAGGCATTTCCAATTCAAATTGCTAGATTCTCTAGATAGCCAAAAGCCCCTAAAGGTAGATACCCTGTATCTATACTTAGTAAAAAAATGTTCCTATTCCAGGGAACAAGTTTTAGACTTTTTCAGCGCAATAGACATTGAAGTCTACCATCCAATGGTATTCGGTAGACTTACAAAAAATAGATAACTACTTTTTAGCCTTTTTCAGGGTTCTATTCTCGTCTATTCTAGCCTTCAAGGTGCTGGCATTCACAAACACTGGGCAACAGTCCTCATACTCACACCAGTTACAGAATTCATTCTGTTCAGCAGGAAAATCATTTTTCTTTTTCTTCCTGATAGTCCACATATCCTTTACAATTTCTCTAACATGATTTATTATTTGAGGCTTTGTAAAGGTCACTGGGACAAGTTTCCCTGGCTCTGGGTAATAGTGAGCACAAGTTATCTTGTGAATGGGGACATCATAAAGTTTATGGACTGCCAAACAATAGCTCATTAGCTGTCCGTCTTTCCTAAGGTCATACTTGGACTTACGAGACTTTGAAGTCTTGTAATCTACGATGAGGTATCCACCATCTTTCCCTTCAACAATTAGATCAATTATTCCTACATGGAACATCCCATCAGCAATCTCTACTTCAAAAGATTTTTCTGTAGAAACTACCTTGTTAAGGCTTTCCTTAAATTTCAAAAAATTCTCTAAAGACTTTTCAATTTTATCCTGACGGCGGTATGATACCTTGTAGCTCTTCTTATACTGCTCGGATATCTCATTTAGCTCTTTTAAGTTCTTAGAGTCTATACCCTTTTCAAATACCTTATGTATGTAAGATCCGTAGTTCAAAGCTTCTTGATTTTGAGGTTGGCCTGGAAGCCTTTCATAGTACCTCAAATAAAATCTAAGTTTACACCGTCTATATGTATCTCTTTTAGTAGCAGAAATTTGTTTAATGAACATAAATGTATCTCCTAAATTCATTAGAGACTATTGTTTAAGAAAATTCAAAAAGAATTATAAACTATCTTCATCTAATACTGAAATCATTGTCCCCTCCATCTTCGTGGACTCCAGTTCGGAACAATGGAAACGCCATATGTCTATAAATCTAGACACTGGCCTGTGGCAATGTTTTAAATCAGACAACGCAGGAAACTTTATAGGGCTGTATGCTAAATTAGAAAATAAAACTTACCAGAGCGCAAGAACGGGACTTCTGTTCGAATACAACACTGACAAGGAGCCTGAGCCTACCCCAAGAAAATCAGTTCAGGAAGTTGGAGTAGATGCACACAATTCGCTAATGACTGAGACTGGGTGTATACCTATTTCTGCTGACACCTCTTGCCAAGATGATGGATTTCTATGTCTAGCTTGGGAATACATTTATAAAAGAAAATTATTTAATTTGGACCAAGATCCAGGGGACACACAGTTTTATCTGGGGACTGAGGGGAGATGGAGAAATAGATTGATTATTCCATTCGTTGATGAAAATAAAAAAGTATTTTTCTTTCAGGGTAGAGCCTTAGACGGAGCACATCCCAAATATCTGAGTTGTGAAGGGATAAAGGCCTCTAATATACTTTACCCATTTCAGAGCGAGGAGCCTTACGTAATAGTGTGTGAAGGTCCTATTGATGCCCTGTCTCTCCATAGGCAAGGGATAAATGCTACTTGTACGATGACTAACAAGCCTTCTGAAATACAAATAAAACAACTGGCCGAAGCAGCAGATTATTCACAGATGAAAATTGTCGTAGGATACGATAACGATAAGGCAGGCCAAGAAGGTCTACAAAAATTTGAGGAACTTCGAAAAAAGTTCTTGTTAGACAAAATTTATGTAGTTCATCCTTCAGACGAATATAAAGATTGGGGTGAGATGCATGAAAATTCTGTAGACATAAAATCATACATAGAAGGCAATATGTCTAAACTGGATTTTCCTTACGTAGTTGGAACTTCTCTTAATAAACTATAAGATTAAAAAGATCTGTGTATATAATCTGATTCAATAGTTGAAACTTGGCCTGAACTGAATAATGCCCTGTGAGAGATCCTAAGTTACCCGCAACCGTCTGCGAGTGGGTAGCCAAGTCGCCTGTATCCCAATTATAAACCAAGGTATTATCAGCGGTGATATCAACGCTGGCTGCTGTGTCCGAGAAATCAGCCACTGTCACCCTGGCAGGCAATCCAGGCTCGTCGTTGTGTTTTTCAATTTTGAGTGCAGCCTCAGTAATTGCTGAATCCTTGAATATATTTATAATGGATCTATCTAGCCCTTTATTTTCTAAAGTAATTTCATTAGAAATTTTCAAATCTATCTGGGAATTAAGTTTAATTTTCTTATTAATTAGCTTACTTGTGGACTTCAAAAGCAAGGGCTCAGAAAGGATCATAAATGTATCATCGTGAAGCGTAAAATCCTGTATCATGGATTTATAATTCGATGATTCAGCCGACTTTACAGTCCACACATCTATGTAATCAATAGCAGCAGTGGCAGCATTTGCTATTTGCGTCTTCCCACCAGCCCCCCAGAGACCATAAGCCCCCGACAAATTTACTGTGCCATCCAGGACAACTGCATACTCTCCTGTGCCCAATCTAAAGACTCCACTAGCATGAGTCCCAGGGGTATAGTTCGTAGTATCATATGAAGTTGCGGTAGTATTGACAACTGTGTTTCCAAAATGCATTAAAGCATTGCCAGACACATTCGAAGATATAAGCCCAGCTACTGGACTTCCTAGTAGTGTGCTAGGGGAGGTGTCAGCAGCTTTGCTGAAGACGGTAACTCCACTTATGGCATAGGGATCTTGGAAAACCCCATCATTCATGAAAAAAGCTCTAAGAACTACTCTCTGATCAACACTAGGTCTATTATGTCTATCTACTACTGCGTGTCCGTTGATAAGCATCGTTTTCCCTCTTTACCTCTTCGTTATAAAATTGTATAAAAGATGCAACCTCACTCCTAGTCATATCTTTAACATCTGCATATGAAAATCCTATATGCTTTACTAATATATACGCATGATGGAGAAGTTCATTTAGGTCTAAGTAATTAATTATTTCCTTATAAAAAAATCTTCCCCTATAGGTACCTCCATTAGGGTGGATTGCGAGCATTCTCCGCACCCAAATTGAAACTTCGTTTCTATTCCAAAATCTGGCCTATTGATTTCTCGAATTATGGTGTGAATATCCTCTAAAGCATTCCCACTCTGAAGCATAGATATAACCTTTGAAATGACAGGCTTATCTGTGATGTCCTCGATACTTTCCACAAATCTCCAAAGATTTTGTGATAATATATCTGTATCTTTAAAATAAATCTCATCTTTCGCTCTAGGAAATTTTAATTTAATTTTTTTACCTATCACAGGAAGTGTTATTTCTCTAGGATCTTCAAAATCATCAGGCATCTCATTAATTGGAAACTCTCGTATATCCAGTGCTACATCAGATAATATCCCACAATTTGGACATGTAATGGATACATGATAATCAGGTCCGTAGGAAAGTTCTCTTATCTTTATGAACAAAAACATCCTGTCCATGGTAAGCAATTCAGCTGCATTCACATTTTTAACGCACCTAGATAGAAGAAGGGCTAGAGCATCAACTTGCCCCTTTCCGCTAGAGATAATAGCTTTTTCATCATCAAAAGTCATTGGGCGAACAACAACTGGTTCTGTCAGATTATAAAACTTCCCTCTAGACGGCAATTCAACAGCCTGCTCCACCTCAGGAGGTAGATTCTTTAGGAGCTTGTCTACCTGCTCCTGTCTCATATCATCTAATTTTAATTCTTTTTCCATAAATAATTATACTCTCATTTCTATTATAGAAAGATGGAAATCACTGTCGGAACGCAGAAATCCAAAATCCTAACCGATAACCCTGAGCTTCTGAACAGGTTACGAATGTTATATAGCTTTCAAGTCCCAGGATATCAATATACTCCTGCTTATAGGAGGGGATGGGATGGAAAAAAATCTTATATAAGCAAAACTGGGGAGTTCCGAGCAGGGCTATTACCTTTAGTCCTTAAAGATTTAGAGAAAATAGATTGCACTCCAATAATCAAGGATTCTCTTCCTAGTATATCTCCAAAGGATTTTAACTTTCCAAGTATAAAATATTATGATTTTCAGAAAAATTTAATAAAGAGAGCCATCCTATCGAAGAGAGGTGTAATAAAGTCTCCGACAGGATCAGGTAAAACATTAATAATGGCAGGATTAATAAAAGCTCTTCATGGAAGAAAAATAGTAGTCCTCTTCAACTCAAAGCAACTTCTAAAACAAACCTTTGATTTTTTCTCTAATTTAGGCATTGAAGACCTGGGGATAGCATTTGGAGAAGGTTACATAAACGGAGATATAATGCTGTGCACGGTTCAGAGTATAGATAAAATATTTGATACTCATTTGGAAGAGGCTGAAGTCTTAATGATTGATGAAGTTCACGAATTCTGTACAGGAACTACCTCACTGGCAGCGATAGAAAGCTTTCCAAAGGCAGTGTGTAGATTTGGTTTTACAGCCACTCCTCCAAAAGATGATATCCCCTACCACAATTTGGTAGGTGCAATAGGTGGCATCCTCGAAGAAAAAACTACAACAGATTTGGTGGAGGAAGGATTTTTAACTAAGCCAATAATCCAAGTCATCAAAGTAAACCATAGAGATGCCCACCTGAGTCAGGACATGAGTTACCGAGAAGTATACGACCAGTATCTAATCAATTCTGACGAGAGAAACGAAGTCATCAGGAATATAGTAGAGAAGGTAAGATCCAAAGATAAAAATTCTAAAATTCTAATCCTAGTTAAAGAGTTAAATCATTTAGAGAAATTAAAAGATATTATTCCAGATGCCTACGCTCTGGAGGGAAAGGATTCCTTAGAAGAAAGATACAAAGTAATATCTAAGTTCTTAAAAGAAGATAAGGGAATTCTTCTCGCTACAAAAATTATGCAAACTGGCATCAATATAGAAGAGATTACACACTTCATAAATGCAAGGGGTTATAAATCTGAGATACCTACTTTACAAGGTTTAGGTAGATCTCTAAGGAAACATCACTCTAAGAAAACAGTCTACTGCTATGATTTCGTAGACGCAGAAATCAAATATCTAAATTCACATTCCAGGAATAGAATAAAGAGCTATCGAAATGAGGGGCACGAGGTAATTATATTATGAAAACTTCAAAAGAATTGAAACAAAGTTTATATCAGATAACTGAGGAGCAGGTTGTTAACCTCGGATGGATCAAGAAAGAGATTGAAATCATAGAAAAAGACAAAAATATTAATGAGATTAACTTCAAAAAAGTTTCAAATATTATGAATGAATTGAATGTCCTCAGAGAATTTTATATTGAAAAACTCTTCTGGGCCTTAAAGCAGAATCATAAATTATAAACTAATTACGATGTAACCCAACTAGTAATTAAGCCATTTAATATAGTAACTGTCTGGGTCCCACCTAATGCATCATAAAACGCCTTCGTCTCAGATGCCCCCGCTGCAACCGCACCAACTGCTAACCAAGCAGATCCATTGTAATGATTTAAAAGATTAGTGGTGGTATTATAAATGACACTCCCAGTAGCAGGAGAAGAAATAGCATTTCTTTGGGTACTAGTCATTCTGGGGGGTAGAAACGATTTAGTTGTGCTGACCACTTCTAGCGCAGCCGTAGCAACAGGGCTATTCACCCCAATTCCAACATCCCCAGAGACGTAAACATCGCCGTGAGTTGTTATATTTCCATTAACAGTAGAATTCCCTTTTGTGACAGTGTTTCCACTTGTATTAATATTCCCAGAAGCATTAATATCCCCACTGACAGTGCTATCTCCATGGGCACTCACTCCCCCAAAAAACTCATGTACTCCAGAAGTAGAGGATAATCTAATTCTACCCGATTGAATTGCGTGCCCATCTTTCAGTGTAAATAATGCAATGGCTTGTGCCTGATTAAAAGATTTTGAGCCCGCTCCTGTCAAGACTTCCCCCTCCACCCCTGCTATAGGAATGGACACTGTAATAGAATTTAAAGTAGGTATTTGCTCGCCCGCAGCACTTAAAGCATTCTGGGAACTTACATTCAAAGCACTTACGGTTGTTGCACTGACATGTATAGATTCTGTGAATCCTACAGCTTTACTATTTGAATCGTAAGTTACTACTAGCGGAATTGGAGTAGGCATAATGGATTACTTAAAGGGGTTGTTGTTCTTTTTCTTTTTCTTAGCAACAACATCACCTTGAGTAATCTTATCCTTAGGAGGTCGCTCATCTGCTAAGTCTTCTTCCTCTGGGGATTCGGGTTCACTACCTTCTTCCTCAGTGGGTTCCTCTTCTTGAGACAATCCTTGCTCCATCCCTTCCTCTTCCTCTTCTTCAGGGAAGCCTTCTCCAGAGTCTTCTCCACCCAAAGATTGCCCAAGATCAGCAATAAGAGCCTCAAGCTCCTTCAACTGCACTGTCAATTCATCTTGGTCAATCATAGGGGTACCCTCAAGCTCTTCCTCTGGCTCTTCGGCTCCCTCGCCCTCGGATCCCATCATGTCCGCTCCAGGCTCTTCAGGGGCAGTCTCAACCTCTTGTTTAGCGGCCATTGCTGCTGCTTCAGGATCCATTGCAGGAACCCCTGTTTCTTCTGCGTCTTCTGGGGAGACGGGTGGAAGTGTTTCGTCTGACGGATACATGTCCTCTCCTCCTTGTGGAGCTTGCTGATTAGGATTATTGGTTGAGAATGGTGTTTGTGGAGCTTGTGACATTTGCCCTTGCGTTGGGTCTACACCCCCTGCCTGGGGAGCCATACCCCCTGGTTGATCCGACAAAGCGTCGAACACCCTACTTAAATCCTGGAATTTCTTTGAGAGGGCTCCCAAATCCAATACATCCATCAATGGATGAGCTTCCAGAATTAATTCAGTTAATTCAGCCTCTTTAAATACTTCGTTCAAGTAATTATTGACATCAATGGACTCTACTCCAGTTTTTTCTTTCAACATACTTCCAGTATTCTTTAGGGCATCTTTCAGTGCGGAATCCCCTTTAATTAGCTTGGAAAGAGATTCAAATATAACAGTTTGCGTATTTAAAAGATTCTTAAATGTTGGAGGCTCTTTAAGATTCTGAATATTGATACCATATTTTTCATTCAGAGTCTTTATTAATTCTTTTCTTACTGGCTTTTTGGCTTCAAAGATTCTCGAAACAAAAGATCTAATATCCCCAGCAGAGATAGAAACACTCTCATTTAACCCTATAGCGTTAGTGAAAACATCATTTAATTGTTTCTTAGTCGCTAAGGCTAAGTAAGGAACATCTTTTATAGCCTCACCTAATTTGAGTAAAACTTTTTGATCGCTATCTTCGTAAACCATACTTCCAAGTTGAACAATATTGTCATTGGTAGCCCAAATCTTATCAAAACTCTTCTTCGATTCAAGCAGTTCCTTTTTTATAAGTTCCTGAGCGCAAATCAATTCATAAATACTTTCATTTACCCCATTCTTAGAGGTGTAATTACCCATTTCAGTAAGATCAGCATAAGATATTTTTTCAAAATCAAATGCTTCAGAAACAGTATTAGCTAACTTAACTGCATTTTTAATTTCATCAACTAGGGATATTGCTTTGGCATTTTCTTTGAGAAATTCTACTAAGTTCGGGGTTAACCCTAATAATTTTTCAAAATCTGGTGTGCCCATAATCTTTGTGGAGCTTGCAAATCTCGCGGTTTTCTCTTCTAGCTTTTCTTTAATCTTATTAAACTTTAATCTAAGTTCCCAAGATCCTAGAAGAGAAGTAAAACTGTCTTTAGCAGAAGGGTAATTATTTTCAAACAAATTTCTCACAAAAGCATTTGCTTTACTATCCGCTAGATCAGTAAAAAGCTTTTCATTCCTAAACAGGTCAGCACTGTTTATTGTGATGTTATTAAGAACAACCCCATCATCAAAAGAATAAGTTCCTTGAATAACTTTATCTGATTCTGTAACATATGTTACATTATCATTTTCAATTGAAAAGAGTTCCACATTCTCACGCAAAGAACGTCCAAGGCTGTCCCCTAGCTTTACGAGCTTTAAAAACTTTCTGTCTCTGGCAGAAAAAATATTGGTTAGCATTTTATCCTCTCGGTCTTATATTATATATGATGCAATCATAGGGCTAAATCACGAATTTTTATCTGATCTTTTACTTCTTCTTATTAATCGAGACAATATCGCAGTTTTATTATCATTCCCCTTAACCTCAGTGAGGTATTCCTTCATAAGATTTTTGTATACTTCTTCCCGCTCTTCCTTTGGATTTGTGGTAGGAGGGATATTCTCATCACTCTCTAATTCACCAGCGGGACCCGCTTCCCCTCCCTCAGGGGGAATTCCACCTTCCATGGGCATTCCACCCATAGGAGCCCCGCCCATAGGCATTCCGCCCATGCCCATAGCTTGTTGCTGCTCCATATCTTCTGCTGCTTGATCCTTCATCTTTTCTTCAATCTCTTCTATCTCTTCATCTGTTAAATCATAATAATCTTTATATATTTTTTCTTTAGGAAATAATTGAAGTTGTAGAACCTGCATTACCACTGATGCTTTCTGGTAGTCAACATCAAGTTTTCTTTTAATGAACATATCAGATGATTCTGGTAATTCAATCCTGACATCATCGATTATAGACCTTGAATAACCTTTAAGATGTAAGTGCCTCTTGGCAACAGATTCCAACCCACTTTCGATACTAGACTGAATCCTTCCTATAGTCCTAGCAAATTTAACATCTAATTGAGCAAGATTAGCCTTTCTTTCTGGGGACTTGTCTTTCTCGACAAAGTAGTCCTTTGGAATCTTTAGGGTAGCAAGTAACTTGTCCCTAAAGTACTTAACATCGTCTACTTCTCCGAGATTCTGAGCCCCAGGGAGAGTTTCAATCTTGGTTCCTGAATTTCCCTTGATAGGCACAAAGAAATCTTCATCAGCAGACATAGGATTATATCTGGCATCAATATTATCTCTTGACGAATGATAATAGTGCTCTTTCTTGAATTTCTGTTTCAATCTTTCTATATACATCTCAGCTTTGGAAGCAGGAAGATTCCCTGTGTCTACATAAAATATCCTCCTCTCGGGTGCGCGAGAAAGACGATATATGAGCATTGCATCTTCCATAAGTCTTAAGGACCTATAAATTTGCCTAGACATTGCAGCAACGGATTTCCCGTAAGGATAGAATACCGGATCAGAAGTATGCAATCTAAAATGCACAATTTGATTCTTATCCAAAGTGATATAACTTCTACTTACCATTGCTCCTGCTTGATTTCCGTAAGAATCCCATTCATTCTTTAGTGGAATTTCCTGCAAGAAGTCAGTTAGATAACCATACTCATTTTCAACCCTTAAGACAAATCCTGGGTTTAGTATCTTTAATCTTTGAACTCCCTTTTTCGGCGCGTTTAAATCAACTACAAGTTCTGAAAAGCAATCTCCATACTTTACGGTATTTCTAATAATATCCCAATAAACTTTTTCTAACTTAATATTCTTAAAAAGATTTTCAATCTCTTCCTTCGCCATAGTATTTTCAGATAATACTTTCCATCTCTCCCCTAGAAGCCCCTTTTGAGTAGAATCGTCCGCATAGATATCAAAAGCAGTGCCTATTTCTGGATACTCATCCATCTCTTCGAATTCTTTATATCTTTGTTTTCTGTTCTTCTCAAGTTCTGTAATAACAGGAGTATTGGCAGATTTGCTCCATACAGCAGGGCCTTCTGGCTTTAAGGTTTCTCTATTGATTACTGTATCACCAGCTAAAGGCTCTGTTGGAATTGTAGTCTGTGGTGGTTCCCCTTCTAAGCTTTGAGTGACAGTAGGTTGAGCTTTAGATGCAAAGAACTTTGCATAAAATCTACCAAGCATTCCTAACGGGAAAAACCAAGAAGCCATCCTCTGAGTAGATCCACCCCACTGAGTGTATCCTCTGTCCTCATCAATTTTATTTAACTCATCAGCCATTTAATGTCCTCTTCAACTACCCCACCAAGTGTAGGTATTTTAACTTTGCTAACAGTTGGCAACATGGGAGGTTTCTGCACCCCTTGTTTTGAAAATTCAACAGGGGTAGTCTCTAATAATTGCGCCACTGCGAAACTTGCCAACGCTAAACTCATAACTAAATCATCATGCATGCCTTGATCAGCTTCTGCTTTCCCATTATCATTTACAATAAAGGTCAGTAACTCGTCAACGGTCCTGGAGGAATTAATTTTCAATGTACCAGTCCTAATTAGTTCTTCCATTGTAGCTAATACTTGCTCTCTTACTTTTTGGGTAGTCTGGAATCCCAGGACACCCTTCTCGTCCAGCCATAAGTTATCATACTCATGAATTCTAAAAACCCAGTCTATTAAATTATTTCCTATGGTATTTCTTTCAATAAGCACATACGCTGTATTATATCTTCTAGCTTCAGTTACCAGAACATTAGCAAATTCATTAATGGGAGTTCTGTTGGAATAAAATTCCGCAACTTGCTCGCCGTTATAAAGATTTATTATATGGAATGCAGAATGATCCCTTTGTCTTCCCAGGGAAACATCCACCGCTATTACATAATCATAAATAGGCTCAGGATCTTTCCAGATCCTCATTCTATTGTTATATTTAATATAATAGTCTTCATTTTCATTCTCTTTTAACTGTCTTAAGATATCTCCATCAACGTAAGTGTCTCCTGTTCCCAAGAAGGAGCATTCATACTCCTGAAGCCACTTCCTGTGGATCATGTTGCCTCTTGTGATCTCTTCCCATTTATCAATATCAATAGGAGGATCATAGGCTAACATTTCTTTGTATAAATGCTCATAACCTTCTGTTTTCTTGTATTCTGGATGTTCCTCCCAAGAAATCTGAATTGCGCGAAATTCATTTTCATCATTAACCGCTTCTTGCCACATTCTATGGTAAAAATTACCCATACCATTAACTGTAGAAAGGATTATACAGCCTCCACCAGTGGACAAAGTTGGATAGGCAGCAGCCCAGA